ATGTTACCAACACAAACGAAGGGATTTGATCAAATGAACGCATTACAATTAGCTACGAAAATCAAAAACAATCCTGAGTGGAGAAAAGCTTACGACCGTATTGCAAATGCTAAAAGTCACGACAAGAAAATGAAAGCTTATCAAAACTTCGAGAAAAAGTTTGGCATTAATTTGAACGATTCCATTGGCATTTATGTGAAAGGATTTCTATAAAAGTCTCTTAAATCAGAGGCTTTTTTATTTTGGGAGGAAACTATGAAGATATCAAAAATGAAACTCGCTGATCTTAAAGCGGCTGATTACAATCCTAGAATTGATTTAAAACCAGGGATGGAAGAGTATGAAAAACTTAAAAGTTCTATTCTTGAGTTCGGCTTTGTTGATCCACCAATCTTCAACATACGGACAGGCAACCTTGTGGGCGGCCATCAGCGCGTCGCTGTGGCTCGTGATTTGGGCTTGTTTGACGAGATAGAGGTATCAACCGTAGATTTACACCTTGAGAAGGAAAAAGCTCTCAATTTGGCTCTCAATAAGATTTCCGGCAGATGGGATGAAGAGAAATTAGCTATTCTTTTAAAAGAGCTAAGTGAAGAAGATGTTTCTTTAAGTGGTTTTGACCTTGAAGAAGTTGAAGATTTAATTGCGGCTTTTGATTATCAAGAAGATATTAATCAACCAATTGTTGAAGACGACTTTGATGTGAATCAATTTATTGAAGACCATCCAGAACCTAAAACAAAACGTGGCCAATTATGGCAACTAGGTAATCATTTTTTGCTTTGTGGAGATTCGACGGATCAAACTGATGTTGATCGCTTAATGCAAGGAAATAAAGCAGACTTAGTTGTAACTGATCCGCCTTACAACGTTGCAGTTAAATCTACAAGTGAGGAACTAACGAATACCGGACGTTGGGAAATTCTAAACGATAACTTGGATCACGATGCATTTGTGGGCTTTTTAGAGCAAGTCTTTCTTAATTACGCTCAACTCATGCATGTTCAAGCGGCAATTTATGTCTTCCATGGATCGTCATACCAACGTGAGTTTGAAAATGCGATGAATGCTGCAGAAATTGACGTTAGATCACAATGTATTTGGGTCAAGAACAATGCGACCTTTGGATGGAGTCAATACCGTTGGCAACATGAACCAGTGTTTTATGCATACCTTAGAGGCCAATCTCCGGAGTGGTATGGCGATAGAAAACAAACTACTGTCTGGAAAGACGATTTGATTCAAGACATTCCCGACGTCAGCATTTGGCAGATTGCTAAAGATGATGCAATGAAATACTATCATCCAACGCAGAAGCCGTTAAGTCTCATTGCAATTCCAGTGAGAAATAGCTCGAAACGTCAAGATATAGTTGTGGATCTCTTTGGAGGATCCGGAAGTACGTTAATGACTTGCGATCAATTGCAGCGAACATGTTACACAATGGAGCTTGATCCGATTTTTTGTGATGTGATCATCGATCGATGGGAGAAAGCTACTGGAAAAACTGCAGTTTTAATAAACTAGGTTATAAAGCTCACTTTTGGGAACTTGCAACGAAGTCATTTGAAAGGAGCTTATTAATAAAAAAGAGGCCGGTGCGCTAACACCGACCCTTTCCACGAGGATCGCTCCCCGAAGACACAGAAACCACACGCGCGTGCTTTCACCTCAGTTCTGTGTCTTTTAGCATTATAATCTAATGCGGGGTGTCGAACAATGGGAACAGAAGATTTTGATTTTGAGTATGAACTAAAAAAGGCAGAGGAGAGAGCTGAAACGGTTGATGAGTATAAACGAATTATTCGAGTTGCTCTTGGAAAATGGCTGTCTAACTTGCAGTCAGGGGAGATCAAACTCAATTCTGTCAGTGATCTGAAGGTATTGATCGAAGCTGATTTGATGTTAAAAGATATTGAGAGCTAACCACAACTATCAAACTATCTTGTATAATAGTACTAGATATGGAGGGTAAACTATGAGTTCAAATTTGATAGTATTAGGAAATGGTTTTGACTTAAAGTGTGGGGTTAGATCTACTTATAAGAATTTTTTTGATGCTAGAATTTCTAAAGAAGTGGAGGAAAAGTTAGAATCATTTTTTACAAAACTTGATTTAAGTTTCAGCTATCGTTCACTTTCTTTCAATCAAGATGAAGAATATGATGGATATAATATTCATGAAAATGTCTATAATCTAATAACAGATGCGAAACTTACTTTCTGGGATTTACTGTTCGTAGCGAATAAAGATCTAAAGCCAATGAGAAACTGGCACAATGTAGAACAAAATATGTTAGATATTTTGAAAGAAATTGATCTGTCCAGAAATTATTCAAATCTAGGGCAGCATATGACCAAGGGAATTCCCGGTCTTAGGAGGGAATTAAAAAGTAGCATACAAATATCCTTAATTAAATGTAGCATATTAGCTTATTATGTGATTCCGAAAGAACGTTACAGGAGTAAAAAAAATCTTGATGACTTTTTATTAAGTGAATTAATTGAATTTGAATCTTCATTCTCTAAATATCTAGAAGATAAAATTTTGGAAACCTACGAATATTCTTATGTATCAGAACTTTTAATACGCAAAATAATCGGCGAGGACAATTCAATTGATGATGTTGAAGCTTTATCATTCAATTACACTGAGCCAAGTTGTTTAAGAAGTAAGATCACTAATGTTCACGGTAAACTAAGAAATAATAACATTATCTTTGGAATTGATCAAGATGAAATCAGTCCTAACTCTTTAATATATAAGTATACGAAAACCTTTAGAAAAATGGTTCAAATCAAAAAAAATAACGGAGACTCAGTATATATTAACAACAAAAATGACTTGAAAAACATTTTCTTTTATGGACATTCACTAAGTGTATTGGATTACTCATATTTTCAGTCTATTTTTGACTATTATAATTTATATGACAGTAATGTTTCGTTGACATTTTGTTGCTCACCATTTGGTGATAAGACTTCTCAAGAAATCTTAACTGAGCATGCAGGACTTGTTGCGAATTTACTGGGGAAATATGGGAAAACAATGAACAATGAAAACCATGGTAGAAATTTAATGCATAAGTTAATGCTTGAAGGTAGATTAACAATAAAAGAAATAAACAATTTATAAAACAAAACTCAACTGAAATTGCGATCGTGAGGTGGTGCATATTGAATGGCTAGGCAACGAGATCCGAGAAGGGATCAAGCAAAACAAATTTGGCTGAAATCTAATGGCGAAAAGCTTTTAAAAGAAATTGCTGAGGAACTTGGCGTTTCTGATTCTCAGATTAGAAAATGGAAATCGCAGGATAAATGGGCAGAAGAATTGAAAGGTAATGTTACCAATGCGAAAAGTAACGTTACCAATCGAGGTGGCGCACCGCCAGGAAATCAAAATGCCAAAGGAAATAAAGGGAACAAACAGGCATCTCCGCCATCAGGCAATAAAAATGCTCTGAAAACAGGTGAATATGAAACTATATTTGCGGACTATCTAACTGAAGAAGAGAAGGATCTTTATTCGAATTTGAATGATGATCCTTTTTTTGTTATGTCAGAAGAGATCCGGCTGTTAAAAATAAGGCAGCGAAGAATGATGAAGCGTATTGCTGATGTGCAAGCCGGACTAACAGAGAAAGAAACTGAACAGCTTCTAGAGCTGCGAGGGCGTAAGACGCTTGTCGAATCGAAGAAATTCGGACGAAAAGTTCAGGTTGATGTTCCAGAATTAGTCTTGACGGAGAGGAAAGAAAAATCGTTCAGGAAACTTGAAGATATCTTGGCCATTGAAGATGCCTTAACACGAGTGAGCGCTCAATTGCAGCGTGCAGTTAAGCAGCTTGCTGATCTAACGATGAATGATAAGCGCAGTAGGCTGATGGACGTACAAATTGATCACACTAAAGCTCAAACAACCAGAGCATTGATCAATAAGGATGGCGATGAAAATGATGGCGGAACTGTTATCAACATCATCGACGATATTGGGTGATCGGCATGGCTAAAGTGGTAACACAAAAAAATGTAAAACTCACTGATGTCTTGGCTCCTTCATTTTATTCATTTCACAAAGCCGTAAAAGACGGATTGAATTCTTCCTATTGGTTGAAAGGTGGTCGTGGATCTACAAAATCATCCGCTATTTCAGTTGAAATTATTCTCGGCATTGAAAAGGATACAAATGCAAATGCTGTTGTTTTACGGAAAGTAGCTGAAACGCTTCGAGAGTCAGTTTATGAACAAATGCTCTGGGCAATTGACATTCTCGGCTTAACCGATGAGTATCATGCATCAGTCAAGCCGCTACGAATAACTAAAATTAAGACAGGGCAACGAATTATATTCAAAGGTGCAGAAAAGCCTAAAAAGGTAAAGGCATCAAAATTCCGTAGAGGTTATGCAAAATTCATATGGTATGAGGAAGTCGATGAGTTCAACTCGATGACTGAAATTAGAACGATCAACCAATCCTTGGGTCGTGGTGGTGCAGGCATCACCATCTTCTATTCGTTCAATCCACCGGAAAGTAACACTAACTGGACAAACCTAGAAATTCAACAGCAACAAGTTCGTGATGAGGTTTTTGTCCATCACAGCGATTACAGGACAGTTCCGGAAGAATGGTTAGGGGAATTGTTCATCCAAGAGGCAGAACACCTTAAGAAGACGAATGAGGACAAATACAAGCATGAGTATTTAGGTGAGGTGACTGGTACAGGTGCAGAAGTATTTAAGAATATCACTGTCCGTAAAATCACCGATGAAGAAGTTGCAAGCTTTGATAAAATATCGCACGGTATCGACCACGGTTACGCTGGGGATCCGATGCACTACACGAAAAATCATTTCGACAAGACGCGGCGTAAGCTTTATATATTCGGAGAGGTTCATAAAGTGGGATTGTCTAACCTTAAGGCAGTTTCAGCAATTAGAAAACTAAATCCTGATAATGAAATTGTTATAGCAGATAGTGCTGAACCTAGAACAAATAATGAATTCAAAGATCTAGGATTGAAGATAAAAGGAGCCAAAAAAGGACCTGGTTCTATCGAACACGGAATCAAATGGCTGCAAGATCTGGAAGAAATTATCATCGATCCATATCGTTGTCCAAATACTAAGCGAGAATTTTCAACTTATGAGCTGGAACGAGACTCTAACGGAAATCTTAAAGGGTCTTATCCAGATGAAAATAACCACTCGATTGATGCGGTTCGTTACTCTCGCGAAGAAGAAATGAAGAAACCAGCCAAAATAAAAATTATGAAGTAGGAGGTGTAGCGATTTGGACATTGAAACAGTCAAGAAAATCATTAGTGAAAATCTGAAAGGTTTTCCCAGTAAAATTCGAAAAATCAGAAAATCAGAACTCTATTATGAAAATAAAAACGACATCTTACGTAGGCGAAATCCCTTAGCAGATAGAATTAAAGATAAGGATCCCGACAATCCTTTGAGGAATGCTGATAATCGTATCAGTCATTCTTTCCATCAACTTCTAGTGAATCAAAAGGCTGCATATGCAATGACGGTGCCGCCTTTGTTTGACGTTGATGATAAAACATTGAATCAAGAGATTGTAAAACTCTTAGGTGACGTTTATCCAAAAGTGGCCAAGGACCTATGTATCAATGCTAGTAACGCAGGGATTGCATGGTTACATGTGTGGAAAGATGAAGAACACCAGAATTTCTTTCGATATGCGGTCATTGATTCGAAGCAGATCATACCGATTTACTCCAAGCGATTATCTAATCAATTAGAAGGAATTTTGAGAGTGTATGAGGATTATGATGATGCGGGAGATGTTTTATTGGTTTATGAGTATTGGAATAACGAAGAGTGTAGTGCTTATTCTAGAAAAAAAAGCAAGACACTCGATAGTCTAGAGGAATACGAGGTATTTAATCTCATAGATATTGCAACGAATCAACCAGCGGGCGCAACAAATACTTATAAACACGGATGGTCAAGATTACCATTCATTCCTTTGAGAAATAATCCTCTACAACAACCAGATTTGGAAATGTACAAAGCTTTGATTGACGTCTACGACAAGGTCTTTTCTGGTTTTGTTAATGATGTTGACGATATTCAAGAAATCATTTATGTGTTGACCAATTATGGTGGGGAAGATAAAAAGGAATTCTTGAATGACTTGAAAAAATACAAAATGGTTCAGGTCGAAGATGATGGCCAAGGAGCTAAAGGAGGGGTTGAGACACTCGCTATTGATATTCCAATTGAAGCACGATCAAAGATTTTGGAAATGACACGAGATAGCATATTTGTCCACGGACAAGGTGTGGATCCTCAGAAAAATATTGGCCAGAACAACAGCGGTGCTGCTTTAAAATATATGTACTCATTACTAGAGCTTAAAGCGTCGATGTTAGAAACAGAATTCCGTTTAGGATTCGCTGAATTGGTCCGATTTATTCTAGAATATTCTGGCAAAGATGCGAACGTTACAATTAAACAGACATGGACTCGTTCTGCAATCAACAATGACCTTGAACAAGCGGACATTGTCAGCAAACTTGCTCCAGTGACGAGCGAAGAGAATCTTGCCAAGGCTAACCCGATTGTTGAGAATTGGGAGACAGAGGTCGCAAATCTAAAAGAGGAGCGTCAAAAAGAATATCGAGGAGAGGATGATTATCGACCGGAGGAATGATCTAAATGAGATATTGGCAAAAGCGTTACCTGCAGATTTCGATTGATCGTGATCGAAAGGACCAAGATTATATCCGACAGATGCAAAAAGAATACAGGCGTTTATCAAAGTCAATGTACAAAGAGATAAAAGGATGGATCGACCGATATGCCGATAACGATCAAATTTCATCTAAAGAAGCACATCAGATTTTGTCCAAGAAAGAACAAAAGACCTGGTCAATGACATTGGAGCAATTCCGGCAAAAAGCAATATCGGGCGGTTACGAGCAAGAGTTAAATCGTGAGTATTTCAAGTCAAGGATCAGCCGTCTTGAACAACTACAGCGACAGCTTTACTTCGAACTTGCCGAGATGGCAAACAATCAAGAAGCAGCGCTGCAATCATATTTAAAAGAATCACTTAATGAGAGCTACCTGCGTCAGATCTATGAGCTGACCGATCAGGGTGCTTTTTCTTTGGACTTTAGTCGGTATAGTAGCTATGCATTGCAAGTGGCCATATCCAAACCGTGGAAAGGAAATAACTTTTCAGGAAGAATTTGGAAAAACCATCTAAAAACCATTCCGGATCGCTTGTCAAAAACGATGTCCTTATCAATCCTACATGGCTGGGGCGTGGATCGTACGGTCAAAGAAATGATGTTTGGAATCGATTCTGTGTTGCGTAATAGAATGACAACTCTAGTCCAAACTGAATCGGCACACTTAGCTGAAGTGGCCAATGATAAAGCAATGGCTGAAACTGGAGTAAAGGAGTGGGAATGGCTTGCTACTCTTGAAGCTCATACCTGTGATCGATGTGGTGAATTTGATGGTAAGACTTCAAAAGAGTTGAAGGAGAAGCTTGGATACATTCCCAGTTGTCCGGATCACCCGAATTGTCGTTGTACTCGTGTTCCTGTCATAAATGGGTGGAAATCTAAGTCAAGATGGCAGAGAGATCCAATCACTGGTAAAGGTTCAGTTGAGGATTATCAAACGTTCAATCAATGGAAAAGGAATGCCCTCTATGGATGATGATGAACTAGAAGAAGTCTGGGAACTTGAGGATTTAGGTATTTTGTAGTCTAGCTTGCTAGGCTTTTTGTTTTGTCAAAAATCGACCGGAACGTCGTTAAACTACCGAATCCAACCGGTGTCGTTGCACCGTAAAACCTCGAAAGGATGAACAATATGAAAAGAGAAGAGCTTAAAAAATTAGGGCTGTCGGATGAGCAAGTAGATGTGGTGATGGCACAGCATGGCCAAACTGTTCAGTCACTTAACACTCAAATTGCTACATTGCAGCAGTCAGAAACAGATTTAAAAGGACAATTGTCTAGTCGTGATAAGGATCTCGCTAAGTTACAAAAAGACAATAAAGACAACGAAGAACTGCTAGGGCAGATTGATTCTTTGAAGAAGCAATATAAAGACCTAGAGAAAACCAGTAGCGATAATTTAGTAAAAATTCAACGAGAGTCAGCGTTAAACTCTTTACTAGTTGAATCGAAAGTAAAAAATCCTAAAGCTGTCGCTGCATTGTTAGATGATGAAAAAATTGTCTTTAAAGAAGGAGAATTATCTGGAGCAAAAGAACAGATTGAAGCTCTACAAAAGTCTGATGCGTATCTGTTCGATATGGGCACCAAACCGGGAGGATACAATCCACCTGCAGGACAGGCTGCAACAAATTACGCTTCTTTTGATGAAGCTATGGAAAAAGGTGACGTGGATGGTTTCTTGCGTCAACAAATTGAAAGTGAGGAAAATGAATAATGGCGAATGAAATTACAAAAATTCTGGATACTATTACTCCGGAACAGTATACAAAATATACAAATTGGTACGCAGAGCAACACTCGGCGTTCATTCAATCGGGTATCTTAGTACCAACACCAACTTTAGATCAAATGATCGTAGCAGGTGGGCTACTAGTTACAATGCCCGAATGGAGTAAGACAGCGTTAGTTGATCAAGTCTTAGCTGAAGACAAAGCTCTAGAAACTGGTAAAACCAGTGCAGCTAAACAAGTAGCACCAGTACTTTACCGTGGAACGGGGGCAGCGTATACGGATCTTGCCGCAATCACTGCTGGATCTAATCCTGCAACTCAGATTTTAAGTGATTTTGGTGTATATACAATCGAATCTGACCAAGAAATTCTGCAAGCGATCATCAAAGCGTTGTTCGCAAAAGGAACAGGACAAAACAAAGGAACATTGGCAGATTCTCACGTATCAGATCAATCTACGGCAAAAAATCCAGTGATTTGTCCTGAAATGGTTATTGATGCACGCTCGATTTTAGGAACTTCTCGAAGCAAATTATCAGTGATTGCAATGCATTCTAAAGTAAAAGCAGAGCTGGAAAAGCAAAATACTCAAACAAAACATTTTATTCCCGCAAGTGACTCTAAGTCTGGATTTGATACGTATCTCGGTATGCGTGTTGTAGAAGATGATGCATTACTACCAAATGCAGATGGTATTTATGAAACTTATCTTTATGCTACAGGTGCCTTTGGTCGAAATACTGCAACACCAGCAGACATGGTGACTTATGAACCTGATCGTGATAAAGCAAAAGGAAATAACATGCTTTATGTTCGACGTGCTCGTGTAATCCATCCTTTCGGCTTGGCTTTTGAAAATGCTCAAGTTTCTGAGCTAACGCCAACAAATGCTGATCTAGCTTTACCTAAAAATTGGAAGAAAGTTCGCGAAGACAAGAAAATTGGTTTGGTTTGTTTGCGTCACAAAATCAGTGCTGATTTAGAAGAAACGACGCCACAAACTGAAGGATAAGTGATCGTATGGAAGAGCTGAAAGAACGAATTCTTAAAAAATTGAAGAAGCTGAAAGGCATCGATGACGATGGTTCAAACGATGTCTTTTTGTTTGCAATTGAAACAGCTATTCAAGACATCCTGAACTATTGTCATTTCGAAATAGAAGACTGGCCTGTGGCTTTGGATAACACTACAGTTTTAATGTCAATTGATCTTATCAATGAAACAGATTTTTTTCTTAAAGCGGCAGAAGCTGAAGGTGAAATGAAGTCTTTAAGCGAAGGGGATTTCTCAATCACAAAAGAAACTAAGGCAGAGGCGTATCAAAAAATGATGCAGTTGCCTTCTTTTTCTAGAAGCTATTTCAGGATCCTGAATCAGTTTAGACGGTTGAGGTGAATATTTCATGTTTGATTTTGCAAAAAAAGAGTTTGAGAAACAATATGATTCCAAAATGACAGTGAAAAAGAATCAGCAGGTCAAAGAAGGGGCAATAACAAAATCTAAATGGGTTGCTGTGAATGGTCTGAAAGATATACCTTGTCGCATCTCGAAAAAACAGATTACTCCAGTTAGTGAAGGAGAATTTGCAGGTATCAATTACTCGATTTCCCTGTACTGTGATCCATTACTGGAAATTGGACCCGGAAGTCGCATATCTATTACTGATCCTTATGGTGTAGTAAGAGAATATAAACGCTCGTCAGAAGGATTTTCTAGTTACAGAACACACCAGGAGATTTCAATTGTAAGGGATGATAAAGCATGAGTTCGGATTTCATTTATGACGAGTTTTTGGCTTTTGCTAATAAGTTTCATAAGAACTTGCAAGAAGAAACGTTTATTGTTGATGTCATGAACCAACTAGGAAATCTCATGATTCGAGAAGTGAAAATGAAAACGCCAGTCGGCAAATATGATAATTCTGTATTTTTCGTCTCAAATGGAAAGCTGCTTGATTTTGAGGCTGGTAGCACAACACGAACAGGTGGAGAATTGAGAAGGAATTGGATCCTTGACGGTGTAGAAAGCACTGGTGATGGATATGCTGTTACGATCTCAAACAATACGGAGTATGCATCATATGTTGAGAACGGTCATAGGAAAGCAGATCATTCTGGATGGGTGGAAGGTCAGTTCTTCTTGAAGATCACGATGGAAGAGATTCTCGATCAATTGCCAAAGATCGTTGGTCCGGCGTATGAAGAATATTTGAGAGGATTTGGTTTTTCATGATAGACGTAACGTTAGCAATTGCAAATGAGCTTTCTCGAATTGTTCCTGATGCAGTTATTTATCGAGAAAATCAGGAACAAGGATTCCAAGAGCCGTCTTTTTATATCTACGAAATCATGGCCGACAGTAAGGGCGAATTGATGTCATATGAGAATCGCAAACATCTATATTGCGTGATGTGGTTTCCTGATACAACAACAGATGATCCTGGTGTGAAAGAACAGTGTGAAAAGATGCGTAGCAAGCTCCTAGACGAGTTTAATCGTCTGGATGACTTATCTGTTGGCTTGTTAAATAGAGAAGCTAAAATCGAATCTGGTACGCTCAATTTTACATTTAAAATCAGATATCGAGTTGCTTTTGATAATGAAATATCAAAAATAGACTCATTTGAACAAAAAGGAGGTTTGAAAAGTGGCAAGACCTAAAAAAGCAATTACAGAGGCAACAGTCGAGAATATTGGAGAAGAGATTGCGAATGAAGAAACCAGTGAAGAAAAAAAGTTCCCTAAAGAAGATGTTATTCTTTCAGCAGATTTTTCTCCAATTGATCGAGATTTTTTAAGCGGCTACTTAGAAGATAAGAAATACACAGTGGCTGAGGCTAAACAGGCCTTAAATAAAATAAAAAAAGGAGTTGTAAATTAATATGGCAGGTGGAACATGGACTACACAGAATAAAGTACGACCAGGAGCATATGTCAATGTTCGTTCCAATGGGAATGTCGGGACATCTGATTCTATTACTGGAGTAGTGGCGTTGCCATTGGCTCTAGATTTTGGGCCAGAAGGCGAAGTTATTGAAATTAATGTTAGTTCAGATCTGACTAGATTTGGATACGACCTAACACATGAAAAACTTTTGTTGCTTCGAGAAGCATTGAAGCAAGCTGCGACTGTATTACTGTATCGAGTAGGTAGCGGAGGGAAAGCAGCAGCTGTCGAAGGATCATTATCCGTTACGGCATTATACGGTGGAACAAGGGGAAATGACATCAGTGTTATTTCAAAAGAAAATGTAAATATTACTGGAGCTTTTGACGTTGAGACATACCTCGAGGGGCGATTGATTGATTCTCAGACGGCAAAGACAATTGGAGAATTAAGCAATAATCGGTTAGTTTCTTTCACTGGCGAAGGAGATTTAACTGCTTTCTCGATTGTCTTAGAAAATGGATCTAATACTGCAGCAACGGCGAATGACTATATGACTTTCTTTAGCAAGATTCAAGTATATGATTTCAATACCATTGCTTTGCCAGTCAAAGATGAAGTTACAAAGGCTGCGGGCGCTTCTTTTATCAATCGCATGAGAAATGAAGAAGGCAAAAAGTGTCAATTAGTAGTTGCGGGTTATGCGGCTAATAGTGAGGCTGTTATCAACATTAAGAATGGTGTAGTGCTGTCAGATGGCACCTTAATTTCTCCCGAACAAGCAACAGCATGGGTAGCAGGAGCTTCGGCGGCAGCGGGTGTTGCGACATCGCTAACTTACAAAGCTTATGATGGTGCTACTGATGTAACACAACGGTACTTAAATTCGGAGATCATCACTTCACTGCAGAATGGTGAATTCGTATTTACAGAAAAACGAGGATCTGCTGTTGTTGAGCAAGATATTAATAGTTTACGCTCATTCACTACCGAAAAAAGTCGAGACTTTGCTAAGAACCGTATTCTTCGAGTATTGGATGATATTGCTAATAACTCAAAGAAAACATTTGAAGATAATTTCATTGGAAAAGTAAATGCAGATCAGGACGGCAGAGAGTTATTCAAAGCCGATCGTATTAGCTATTTCAATTCATTGCAAGGAGCAGGAGCAATCACGAACTTCTCGGCAGATGATGTTGTGGTAGAAGCAGGAAATGATAAAGATTCTATTGTACTTAATGTACAAGTTCAGCCAGTAGACGCTATGGAAAAACTTTACATGACAGTGCAGGTCTTATAAGAAAGGGGAATAAAAGAATATGCCATTTTTAAAAGCTGGGGACGTGATTTCTGGTCGTGAAGGAACTGCCTTTATGACCATTGATGGCCGGAATATTCCGATGTTTTGGTTAAAAAATATTGAGGCTAAAGTTGAGTTAATCAAAACGGAAGTTCCGGTTTTGGGTAAACGAATGAATCAACAAAAAGTAACTGGGGCTAATGGTACAGGATCGATGACTATTCACAAAGTAACCAGTGAATTTGCAGCAATCGGTATCAACTACCTTAAGTCGGGAAAGATTCCTGATATCACAATTAAAATTACAAACGATGATCCCAATAGCACCGTAGGTCGACAATCGACGCTTATTAGTGATGTTATTTTTGATTCTATCGTTATTGCGAAGTTAGATATTGAATCAGAAACATTAGATGAAGATGTTGACTTTACATTTGCAGATGCTGATTTATTAGATCAGTTTGTTGAACCATCACTAGGGTAATTTAGGAGGAGACACACATGGATATCAAAAGTTTTATGATTGAAGCACAAGGCGGAACAAAAGAAGTCGAATTTGATCGGTTTGAAGAACCATTTGTTATTGAAGCAATTTCAGAAACCGAAAATGATCGCTTGAAAAAAGCGAGCACCTCTAAACGGCGCAGTAAATCAGGAAATACTATCAAAGATCTTGATACTGATCGATATGCAGACGCTTTGCTATCTCGATGTGTAAAAACGCCTGACTTGCACAATGCAGAACTGCAAGCTTATTTTAAAACGGAAGGATCGGCTTCTGATACATTGAAAGCAATGTTGCTTGCAGGTGAATATGCAACACTATCAAAAGAAGTATTAGAGCTTAACGGTTTTGATGAGGATGAAGAAGATCTTAAAGAAGATGTAAAAAAATAATGGAAGACGGCGAATCCGGTGAGTTTTGGTATGCATATCATGCGTACCATCGCAATGGGATGACGCCGTCTATTTTTTCAAATCTTCCCAAAAGAGAAAAAGCAATCGTTATGGCTTTCATAGATATCAATATTGAAGCAGAAGAAAAGGCTAATAAAAAAATGAAGAAGTAGGTGGATTCTATGGCATCTCTAGAAGCGAGCTTAAAGCTTCGAGATCAATTCACCGCAGTTCTCAAAACAATCGATAGCGCCTTAAATCATACAACGCAAACCATGAGTTCATTTAAGCAAACAGCAGCTGGTCCGGCTCAAGCATTACAGCAAATGGCCACAGCAGCTGCTAGTGCTGTTAGCAAGATGAATTCAAGTATTCGAAGTGGATTAGATGTTGTGATGAATGTGGTTCGCTCGACTACCGAGAGAATCTTAACGCTATTCGGGAACTTCGGAAATCAAATTTCGACGAAGCTAAATCTTGGAGGTGTGACCTCAAAAATATCTTCAGCATTTAGCGGAGTGACCAATAAACTTTCATCTGTATTTTCTGGTCTAGGAAAAATAGCAGGATCCGCTTTTAGTTCAGTGACGTCTGCTGCTAAGAGTTTTGGTTCAGGAGTATCATCAGTATTTACTTCAGTGATTGGGCATGCTAAAAATTTTGGCAGTAACCTAGGCAATGCATTTAATGGCGCGAAAAATTCGTTCAAGCAGTTTGGCCACGATTTAAAATCAGGCTTTTCAGGAATCAAAGAATCTACAGGACAAGCAACAAATGGTGTGAAAAGTTTTGTTGCTGCTATTGGCTTGATGAAAGCTGCAAGTGCAATAGTGAATACTGTCAAAAGTTCGATTGATGGAGCAATTGATCGTTTTGATACGCTGAATCAATTTCCTAAAATGATGCAAGCTGTTGGCTTTAGTGCCGATCAAGCCGCAAGTGCAAAAGATAAGCTAGTGGCGGGGATCGATGGATTGCCAACTACTTTAGGTGAGGTTGTAAGCACTACACAGCGAATTGCAACAATGACCAAAGATTTAGATGGGGCTACTAAAACAACATTGGCCCTGAATAATGCATTCTTGGCTTCTGGTTCAGATTCTGCAAAAGCCTCGCAAGGGCTAGAGCAATATATTCAAATGCTCGGCAAAGGCGAAGTGGATATGCAATCTTGGCGATCACTTCAAGATACTATGGGGGTTGCTCTAAATGAAGTTGCTGAATCTTTTGGTTTTGCTGGTCGTTCTGCTCAGAATGATTTGTACAAAGCCTTGCAAGAAGGAAACATAACTTTTGATCAGTTCAACAACAGAATCATTGAAATGAGTGAGGCAACTGGCGGATTTGCAGAACGTGCTTTAATTGGTTCTGAAGGTATTAAGACGAGCTTTAAGAATATCAGAACAGCTGTTACGAACGGCGTTGAGGGGTCCATAAGGAAAATAGATTCCTTAGTTGAAAAGATTACTGGGAAAAATATTGCTAAAAACTTAGATGGTGTGAAACAAAAAGTTAAAGATGTTTTCGCAGCGATTAATGGAAACGATGAAAAGACTGGTCTGTTGGATCGTTTACCAGGAATGATTGAAAAGGTTACTCCTTATGTGAACGTATTGAAAGGCGCCTTTAATGATTTGAAAGGACCGATTGGAGATGCAATCAATGCAGTCAAGAAAAGCCTGTCCGAATTAACAGGATCCTTTGGTAGTCAAAAAAGCGTGGCTAGCTTTCAATCGTTTGTTGATGGAATAACGGAGAGTATATCTAAACTTGCAGGTTTTGTTGAAAAACATTCAGATTCCATAGCAAAGGCGATTCCGTTGATCATGAAATTAGCGGCTGCTTTTGTAGGATTTAAGATTGGGAAAGGGATTCTTACTCCGTTCCTTACATTTGGGAAAGGATTAACCACTGTCTTATCCGCTACTGGTAAATTAGGCGGCAATCTAGCTGGTAACTTTTTGAGTATCTTTGGTTTTGGGAAAAATAAACCAGGCTCACAGCCTGCTGGTCCGGCTGATATGGGAGCAAAAGCATTAACTAACCCCTTGAAAAGTTTTCTAGATACAATTACAGGATTTGCTAAAGGTGCGTCAAACTTGGCTCTTGTTTTTGGTGTCATCCTACTAATTAAGCAAGCTGCTCAGGCACTAAAAGAAGTAAGCGAAAAAATTCCTGAAAATTTGCCATTGCTATCGGTGAAATTAGGAATGATGGCAGCTGCATTGGCTGGTATGGGTGTTTTTGTTGCTGCCGCAGGATTGATTGCTAAAAGAAATCCAAGCGCTGCAATAGCGGGTTTGGCAACTGTTGCTGCATTATCAGGAAACATTATTTTGGCAGCAGAAGCTATGAAACAAATTGACTCGAAAGTACCTACTGATATAGCGTCTTTTGGTGCAAAACTTGGAAACATGGCAATTGCGCTTGGCAGTATGGCGGCTATTGTGGGAATTGCGGGTGTACTGGCAAATCTTAATCCTTCAGCTGCAGTAGCTGGATTGGTGGTTGTTGCTGCGCTAAGTGTTGAATTAATCTTAGCAGCAGAAGCTATGAAACAAGTGAATAATAAGGTTCCAAGCAACATAGGGGATTTCGCTTCTAAAATTGCAAATATGGCGATAGCTATTGGTAGCTTATCTCTGCTGGCCGGCATCATAGGATCAGTCATGGCTACAGGAATTGGCGGAGCAATCATTACAGCGGGTCTGTTAGCAATCGCAGCCGTTGCCGCTGATTTGATTCTTGTTGCTGAAGCAATACAACAAGTCCAAAATAAGGTCCCTGATGATTTGTCTGGAGTAAAAACAAAGATCGACAATATTGCTGAAGTAATTGGATATTTCTCTGACAAAAATTTGGGTAATATCTTCAGTGTGTTTAGTAATGCTGTAGGTATGCTAAATACTGCAGTAGTCGTATCTAACTTATCGAAGTTTGTTGAAATTGGTAACGCAATGATCGATCTTCAAACAGTAGTTTTTTCAAGAACAGCTGTGATGGGGGCAATTGAAGACATTCAATACTGCATGGATGCTTTGACCAATGGTAGTTTCATAAGCAAGTTTGGAGCTTTAGCTAATAGCAGCTTAGACACTGGGACAACCTCTAATGTAGAGAAAATAATCGATACTTTAATTCAAATTGGTAATAGTTTTCAGAAATTGGAGTTAGTTTTATTTACTCGAAGCGCAGTTGAAAAATCTATTCTTGATATTCAAAGTGCAATTGATTTATTGACTAGTGGAAGTCTATCAACAAAATTGAGTAATTTCATAGGCAGTGGTTTTGACAGTGGAACTGTCAATAAGGTCTCTGAGACTATTGATACGCTGATAAAAATTGGAAATCAATTTGTTAAGCTACAATCAACTGTTTTCTCTGCAAACGCTGTTCAATTGGCTATCGATGATTTGCAAAAATGTATTGATATGCTGACTGGAGGCGGTTTGTGGGATAAACTAAAAAACTTTTTTGGAAGTAAAATTGACACAGGTACCTTGAACGAGGTAAATCAAGCGATAGACGTACTGATTCAAATTGGACAAAAATTTTCAAGCCTGCAAGGTGTCCTGTTTACACCAAGCGCAGTTCAGCAAAGTATTACAGCAATTAATGATGTTATTGAGACTATTGGCACTTCTTCTATAGGGAATTGGATAGGTACAATGGTTAAATCATCACAATTGGGGGAAGTTGTTTCTACAATTTCTCAATTGAGCCTTGTACGTGACGCCATAGCTAATTTTGGGAGTGGAGAAATCAATACGCAAGGAATTGACGCAGCAATTACTGCAATCGATTCAGTAATTCAAAAGCTGAACACTTTACCGGAAACTGCTGATATTGGCGGCTTACAAAACATGATCGGTGTTTTACAATCCTTAGTAAGTCAGTTTGATGCTGTAGTAGCAGCTACACAAGCAAGCATGACAGGAATGGATGGGCTATCAGCTAATTTCAGTTCCAATCTTTTATCAATGCAAAGCAATACTACAGCTACAATGAGCGCAATTCAGTCGGCAGGTACTTCTGGGATGGCAGCATTTACTTCAGCTATTGCTAGTGGAATGGCTGCTGCATCGAGTGCGGCACGAGCCGGAAATACTCAAATTGTTAGTGCTTTTTCATCGTTGAGGAGCCAACTGTTTTCTGCAGGTTCTTATGCGATGTCTGGTTTAACTGCCGGGATTCAAGCAGGTGCAGGATCAGCAATCGCAGCAGCGCAGTCGGTAGCAAGTCGAGTGGCGTCGACGGTTCGTAGTGCATTAGATATCCATTCACCTTCACGAGTTATGATGGCTATTGGTGGATTTGTATCTGAAGGATTGGCTAATGGTATCCTTGCGGCTCAGAACTTAGTGCAAAAGGCAAGTGACGCACTGGCGTTGGCAACAATTCCGGATCAGTTAGCGACAGTTGCTGCAAACGGGACCGTAACAAGCAGTGTTCATGTTGATGATGAAGATATTTCTCGTCTAAAAGCTTCAACAAGTTCTACGGTAGTGGTCCAACATAAGCAAGTAGTACCACAAGTTACGATTCACATTGACAACAAGGATGGAGAGCCAATTGATGAAGAAGCTTTACTTCAAAAATTTGAAGATAAAGTAATTGAGTTGATTGATTCAGATTTGAGTTAGGAGGCATGTATGGCAATTAAATTCTATCTAGAGATTAGTGGGAAGCGTTACATGCTTCCTGTTAATCCTAGTTCAATAAATGTTGAAGTTCCAAGTAGAAATGAATCAAATGAAGTTGTAAAGCTGGGAGAGATCACCCAGTTTGCTGTCAAAGGATTAAAATCAGCATCCTTTGATTGTTTTTTTCCTGCAAGCAAAGACAATCGTTTTGTTATGAATGGAAGTTCTTTTTTGCCACCAGGAGATTATGTTTTGCTTTTAGAAAAAGCTATGGATAGCCAAAAAGCAATCAGATTTATTGTTACTGACACAAAAATTAACATGCTTGTTTCAATCGAATCTTTTTCGTGGGAAATTGTTGATTCAACTGGGGATATTGAATACTCTCTTTCATTAAAAGAGTATCGAGAATATGCTGCTAAATATGTAAAAACAGTAGCGAAACAAGTAAGTCGACAACCGGCAAGACCGACCGTCACCCAAGAGATCACAATTGGGTGCACAGTGATTGTCAATGGCAGACTACATCGTGACAGCTATGGAGCAGGACCAGGACTAACGGAAGTTAACGCTACGAGAAAAGTCAATTTTATTGCAAAAGGTCGTAGCCATCCATATCATGTGACATTAACAAATGGCGGATGGCGAGGATGGGTTACCGCTGGAAGTGTGAGGAGAATCAAATGAACTTACAGATTCTGGAAACTAGTATAAACAATAGGGAAATGTACGATATTTCAGAAATAGCGAGCAATCCAAGATGGACAACTGGAACATCATCCCAACCGGGGAAATTTGAGTTTTCTGTTAATGTTGATAAGGTTGTTTTTATTCGTAGCGGAGATATTATTGAGGCAAAAAGTGATGGTAAGACTTTCTTTAAAGGAAAAGTCTTTATTAGGCGAAAAAGCAAATCTATGTTGTGGCAAATTATTGCATATGACAATATGCGATATTTAAAAAATGAGGATACCCTTGTTTTTGGTGCCTCTAGTGCGTCTAACAGATTTAAAACAATTTGTGAAACACAGGGATTAAAATATAAAGTTTTAGACCAGGTGCCGTATAATTGTCCAGCAGCAGTTATGGATAATAAAACTTATTTTTCAATGCTAGAAGATTCATTAGAAGACACAAGGATTAACTATAGCGGTATGCGTTATGGTATTAGAGATAACGCTGGAACATTAGAGTTTTTTTCTTATAATCGTATGATCACAAAGCTTGTTATCGGTGATAATTCACTTATGACAGATTATGATTACGAAGCTTCAATTGATGATTCGGCAAATGCAGTCAAAGTTATTCGAGAGGATTCTGAAAAAAAATCTCGGGAAGTCTATACGGCCAGTCATTCTGGAAATATAGAAAAGTGGGGGCGGCTGCAAATCGTTGAGACAGTAAGCGATGCTGATTTAAACTCATCCCAATTGCAACAACAAGCAAATTCTTTGTTGCGTGAAAACAATAAAGAATTTAAAACCTTGGGATTAGAAGCTGTAGGTTCATTTGAAATCCAAGCAGGAAACAGCTTCATCTTAAGGGTTTCTGATTTACAAAAAGATGGAATAGGAAATGATAGTTTAGCTCTAGTGACTTCTTGCGTGCATAATCTAGGCAAGGTTCATACAATGAGTTTACAAGTTGAGGTGGTGGCATAGTGGCAGGCGAAAAATTAGCTAGTGTAATCAAAAGAAGCAAACCAAAAGAAAGCGAATTGTCAGATTTGATTTTTGGCGTTGTTACTAGCGCTAATCCATTAACGATTCGTGTAGACAATCGATACAGCGTCGGTAGCCAACATCTTATTTTATCGCAGATGGTTAGAAATCTTTCAGTAACGGTAACGATAGACGGAAAACATGGGACTGCGCAAGTATTTCGTCCGCTACAGGCAGGTGATCGTGTAAATATGTTAAGAGTGAGCAAAGGGCAAATGTTTTACGTTTTGGAAAGGAGCTGATTAAGTGGATGAAGAAATTCTTGATCAATTGCCAACTAGGACTTACCGGGTTTTAAATAACCGTATTATTGGCTGGGTCGATGATTTAGAAGCTATGCGTCAATCCATTGAAAAAGTGCTTCAAACAGAAAGGTTTACATGGCCTATTTACACAGATAACTATGGTATTGAATTACAGAACTTAGTTGGCCAAGATTTAGATCTGGTTATTTCGGAAATTGAGCGAGTAATAACAGAAGCTTTATCACCAGATGAAAGAATTGTAGGATTAGAAAATTTTTACATTTCAAAAGAAAGCAGGAGTACACTTCTGGTTTCTTTTTTTGTATCGACGATCTTTGGACAAATAAAAATTGATCAGGAGGTGAACGTGGAATGAATCCAGAAGAAATTGGAAATTATCTGGAGGTTTATGATTTTGACTATTTTATAAATGATGCCCTCTCAAGAGTTCCTGAAGGTATTGACACGAGAGAAGGATCTATCATCTACGATGCGTTAGCACCGACCTGTTACCAATTGTCAGATTTCGTAATGCAGCTGAAAAATGTGCTTTTAGATACATTTGTTGCAACTGCTACTGGGGAATATCTCGATTATCGAGCAGAAGAAGCTGGTTTAAATCGTATTCAAGCTACAAAATCTATTGTTCGAGCAAAATTCAAGCGATCTGATGGTAGTCCATTTTCTTTGGCCATCGGCAGTAGATTTTCTTCTACAGGAGAGGAAGCAGTTTATTACCGCGTAATTGTTGAAGATTCAGAACCCGGCACATACCGAATGCAAGCAGAAACTGAAGGTGAAATAGGAAACAAGTTTATTGGTACATTGCTACCGTTGGATAACTTTAATGGATTAGCAGAAGCTGTTTTGACTGAAATATTGATTCCTGCTAGAGATACTGAATCAGATGACGATTTAAGAAAGAGAATTATAGAAGCTAAAGAGATCGTAACTTTTGGCGGAAATATCTCTGACTACTACTATTTAACTTCAAGTATCGATGGAGTGGGAGCAGTTCAAGTGTATCCAGTTTGGAACGGTGGGGGAACAGTGAGGTTGGTTATTTTGGATGATACTTATCACTCAGCTTCTTCAGTGCTAATCGATCGAGTTCAACAGCTGATTGATCCAACAAAAGATGGACAAGGTTTAGGATATGCACCTATTGGACACAAGGTAACTGTTGCAGGTCCTGCTGAAAAAGTTGTTGATGTATCTTTCGAATTAACTCTGAATTCAGGGATCACTTATCCTCAAGTTGAAGTTCAAATACAAAATGTTGTAGCCAATTATTTTGATAAAGTAAGAAAGTCGTGGGATGAGCGTAATGATTCAGGCTATGAATGCTGGATCTTTCGATCGCAAATAACTGCAGCAATTTTGTCAGTGTTAGGTGTTGCTAACGTCCAATCCTTAAAACTGAACAATGTAGAAGCTGATGTGAAGATGGAGCTGGCCGATATTAAACAAGAATTACCAATGCTAGGGGAAGTGAATGCTCTATGATTCTTAAAGATTTTGTACCGAGTTGGTATGAGAGTATTAAGGAATTTGATGTTTTATTTGAGGTCGAAGACGAACTAATTCAAGAAGTGGACGAGCATCTTAAAAAGATCAAAAATAATCAATGGATTCAAACTGCAGATGAGCAAATGATTTATTTCCATGAACAGTTGTTAGGAATCCTTGTAAATCCGGAAACAGAAGATCTTGAATTTAGAAAGCAGAGAATTTTGAATCGATTACAATCGACTCCGCCTTTTACGCTCTCATATTTAAAGGACCATTTGAACAGAATTTTTGGTAAAGAAAACTATTTGTTGATTGTTAACTATGATGATTATCAAATGGTTTTGGAAACTGCTGCAGAGAATGCAAATTGGTTTTTAGAAGCTCAAAAAATTATCCATAAAGTAAAACCAGCGAATATTATTTATATACAACGGCCGACTTATCTTCAGGAGATTGTGTTGGTCGAAACAGCTGCAATTGCTCCATTAACTTATTTTCGGCTTGGACGAAGTCGAGTTGGTAAGGATCAGCTACTAAAACGATCAGAAGATAGTGAGGTGATTCTTCAGTGATTACTGAAAGTTTAAAAACAAAGGTCAATACTGCAATAAAAGAAATGGTCACTGCTATTCGTTTAAATGGTGAAATACCAATTAATGAATTCAGTTCGGTAGTTGAGGGATCCATCTTACTTATAGAATTCGAAATTCCTGAAGAAATTGCAATATTAAGAAAGCTAGAGTTCTACGACAAAGAGTCTCTCCTTTCTGAATGCAAAGTATATGTCCCGATTAGTGGTAATACATTGTTTAAATATCGAATAGAGGTGAAATAGATGGCAAAACAATGGAAAAATGAAGATATTATTTATCCTGAGGACGCCCAGCGTTGGGAAAGCGGGCTAGAAAATGCTCAACAAAACAATGCTCAGAATGAAACTAATCTTAAGAATCACACGGTTAATAAATCGAACCCTCACAATGTGACAGCGGCACAAACTGGAGCGTATACGAAAGCTGAAGCAGATACCAAAGACTCAACTGTTCTTTCAACTGCAAAGGCATATACGGATTTACACTCTGTAAAAAAAGATAATCCTCATGGAGTAACTGCAGCTCAGGTTGGTGCTTACTCAAAGGTAGAGTCAGACTCGAATTTGACAGCAGCCCTGTTACCTAAGACTGATTCACGAGGATACAGTAATGGAATCGTGACGGATATTTCTGGTGCGGATTTAAACAATTTGACTGAAACTGGAACTTTTATGGGATCCGCTCTAACAAATGCACCATCATCAAGTTGGTGGTTTATAACGAACTTGGTCCATGCATCTAATTACATTACTCAGATAGCTTATGTTGTTTCAGCTACAGCAGATCGTCCAAGAGTAAGGAAGAAATCAAATGGTATTTGGGGAGAATGGCAGACATTAATGTTTACCTCTGACAATGCCGTTTCCTCATCTAAGTTGCAAACTCCTAGACGTATTGCCGGAGTAGATTTTGACGGAACTAAGGACATTTCAATACCAGCGAATAACGTAGGTGCGTATACTAAAAATGAAGTTGATACTCAAATTGCTACTGCTAAAAGCAGTGTTATAAGTGGGAATGTATCTTCTGCGACAAAGCTACAAAATCCTAGGAAAATCAACGGAGTAGATTTTGATGGAACATCTGATATATCAATTACAGCTGATCCTAATCAACAGACTATCCCTGCTAATACTAATTTAGATAATTTAACTACGCCTGGTTTTTGGAGTTCAGTTTCAGATGGTAATACAGGAACTTTAACAAATGTGCCTTTTGGAACAGGCACTTTTACGTTGCAAGTCGAAACTGGATTGAATGATACTCGGATTATCCAAACAGCCAAACGTGCCACTAATGGCGATATTGCGATTCGGTCTAAAACGGAATCAGCAGCTTGGCGACCATGGGTAGCTTTGGCTAAAAATGATGGAAATATACAAGCTGGCTTAGTCGCAGAGAAAGCAAGTAGACTAGCAAATCCTAGGACAATAGCGGGCGTTCAATTTGATGGAACTAGTAATATTGAAATCAGCGCTGATAATGTAGGTGCCTATAGTAAAGAACAAGTGAACACAAGGCACAGAAGCAATACGATTAAAACGAATTATGTTTCTCATAGAGGAATGAGTATTTTGGCTCCTGAAAATTCATTAAAAGCGTTTGATTTTGTCACTCGCCACTCTGCAATAGAAACCGATATTCAAGTTACTTCTGATGGCGTTTGGATTTGTATGCATGATTTAACTGTCGACAGGACAACAAATGGTACAGGATCAGTTGCTTCAAAGACTTTGGCACAAATGAAAGCCTTGCGGATAGATTCAATTGAAAATCCGCACAATAACATTCAAGTTAATAGCTTCAATGATAATGATTTAAAAGTTCCTACTTTTGAAGAGTATTTGGTGATCTGCCGAAGTCGAGGCAAAGTTCCTGTGGTTGAGATTAAGAAATCGAGCTACACGGCAGCTAATTATCAAAACTTAGTCAATATATTAAAAAAACACAGAATGGAAAGTACAGCAATCATAATTTCAACTGAGATTTCCATTTTAAGTTCTATAAGAAATCTTCTACCTAATATTCACGTGCAACAAGTAATTCAAGAAATTTCTCAAAGTATATTGAATAGCATCGCTAGTTTAGGAACGCCCTGCGGCATTGCTGTTAAATATGATTCTGGTAGTGTAACTCAAACTAACATTGACTTAGCGAAAAGCTTGGGATTAACGTTAAACTTATGGACAGTTCCCAAAACTGAATTTGCTAGATTAGAAGCTTATGGAATAGATTTCATTACTACGGACGAGATGTCTGGTACACGTAAGTATGAATTTCTAGATGATTCTAAGATGAAGAATGCTTGGAAGGATTATTTTTCAAATTCAAATGCACCCAATCCTTCGAAATCATACGTTGAAGAGTTAGATGATGGAACTATTCATGTTCATTTACATGTTAGAGATGGTAATAGGACAAAAGGATTGCCTGTTTGTGTGTTGCCGGAATGGGCGTGGCCGCAAGCAGAAATTTGGGGGACTGCTACATTAAGAACATCTAATAATATTGCAATGGGAACGTGCGATATTTTAGGCTATGTTTCAATGAAAGAGTCGATCAATGCAGGATTGTCTCCAGGTTCTATCGTTGTAGGGTTAGGATGGGAACAGGGTTCAGGATCAAATTGGGTCCGAGCTGATTTTGTATACAATCCGGCCTTTTAATAAAGTTAGAGCAATCGGTATTATAGCTGATTGCTTTTTCGTTTTTTTAATGTCAAAAATAGAAAAGGAAAGTGAGATATATGGATATGAAAATGTTACTTTGGGCGCAAGAGATGATGAAGGATGAATATGGAAAAATTTTGATTTGGTTAGTGTTTATTCTAGTTTTGATGGCGATTGATGTTATGACAGGGTTTATACAAGCATACACTAATCATGATTTGAAATCAGGAAAAATGAGTACAGGCTTATTGAAAAAATTTGCGTTGTTGTTGGTTTTAGTAGCAATCGTTCCTTTAACAGTTGTCTTGCCGGGAGTTGTATCAGTCACAGTGATCATCAGCGTCTATACTCTTGAAATGATTAATGAGCTTCTAAGTATCCTAGAAAATTTGAACAAACTTGGTGTAGGAACAAATATTTTTGATCCTATCATGAAACGATTGAAAGTTAACAATGAAATTTCTACAGAGGAAAAGCCTGATTATGGCGATGGCCAAGAGTTTACAGAAAAGAAGGAGTAGCCGCTTGGCTGCTCTTTTTAATTTAGAAAGGATGATATAAATGAGTTTCATCAAATACGAATATATCAGAATCAATAAGTTTTCTCGTCCAGGAATCAAGAACTACGGAATCAAAGGCATCATCATGCATTACACGGCTAACAACGGAGGTACCGCTCGCAATCACAAAGACTACTTCAATAATCTGAATGGCGTTTATGCTTCCGCTCACTTGTTTGTAGATGACAATGAAGCTATTTGTATCATTCCATTAGATGAGGTCGCTTACCATGCAAACGATACGGTTAGATACAATTCAGATGGATCTATCTACAAACCTTTGTATTCACAAATTGGCAATGCTAATTATGGTGCTATTGGCGTGGAGATGTGCTTGGATAGAAATGGAAATATCACTGAAAAAACATTCCAGAATACTGTTAAAGCTGTCAAAGAATTGATTGCCATTTATCCTCATATTACGAGAGAGAAGATCTGGCGCCACTTTGACGTAACAGGCAAAAACTGCCCGGCTCCATGGGTAGCAAAACCAAGTGAGTTAGAACGTTTCAAGGATGCGGTGTTTAACAAGACTAGCGGTTCTAATTCAACAGCTAAACCTAGCACACCATCTGCAAAGCCAAGCACGCCAGCTACTAAGCCAAGTTATATTACCTTATCAGTAGATGGCAAGTTTGGTCCAGCCACTGCAAGACGGTTGCAGCAATATTTTGGGACCACTCAAGATGGTGTTATCAGTCACCAGTATAAGCAAAAGTTTAATCAAAATATATATGCTGCACAATTCGATCAAACATTGAGAGGATCTCAATTGATTCGAGCGCTTCAAACAGGCTTGAAAACAAAAGGATTCTACACAGGAGTGATTGATGGATTATGCGGAGAAAATACGATTCGGGGAATGCAGCGAGCTCTAGGGACAACAGTTGATGGCATTATCAGCCCAACAAGTCAAATGGTTCGAGCTTTGCAAACTGCATTGAATAACAATAAGCTCCCTTGGTAAAACAACAAGCCCTTGCTCTTTAGAATGAGCAGGGGCTTGTTTTATTTTCTATACTTATTTTCTAATGCTAAAGCTTTTGCCGTGAAGTTGGTAAAATAATTATCTATACCAAGATCGATTGCTTTTTTTATTTCACTAGTTGAGTTTATTGTCCAAATATTAAAAAGCTTTTTGTGGCCATGAACCAATTCAACATTTTCTTTAGTCATCATGCTTTTTTCAGCAGCAACTATATCCACAACGTCATATGTGACTGCTTTTTCTAATTCATTTTGATTTTTAACTAATAAGAGTTTTTGCATACTTGGAAAACTTTTGTTCAAATCTTGCAATGGTTTAATTTCAGATGCCTGAACTACGATATTATCCTCCAAGTTATTTTTCTTCACAATGTCTTCGAAAAGCTTCGTTTGATTAGAATTTTCCTTCAGTTCTATTACATAATTCACAGTATCTCCGTATCGATCAAAAACATCTTGTAAACTCAATATCTTTTCATTATCTTCAGTCCTTAAATCAGAAATTTCATCATCGCTCATATCTGAAAAAAGTTTGTCTACCCCAGTTATTCTTTTTGCGGATAAATCATGAGAAACATAAAGAGTGTTGTCTCTGGACGTTACAAGATCTTGTTCGATATATTTTGATCCGTATAAAATCGCCAAATCATAGGCCGCGATTGTATGTTCAATTTCTTCTCCGGAAGCGCCCCTATGAGAGTAAACTCTTAAACTAGGATCATCAGTGTTTCTTATTAAGTGAAATGTTAAGAGTGTAGAAAGGAGGGCTAAAAAAATTAAGAACGGAATTAGTAATTTTGTTTTTTTTATTTTTTTTCGATGCAT